CCTTCACACCCTTATCTATGTAGTCGGCATAGTCTACACCTATTTTTATTTCAAGCCTGTATCCTGTCCTAGTTTCGCTTACACCAAGAACAGAAAAGGAAGATGCTAGTTTCCCTTGATCGGCAGGAGAATATTTGGCTAGGTTATCTACTAGATTGATCCCTAGTTTTTCCATCGCATTCTTAACATTTGCCACAAGCGCACCTTCCACCTTTGCGACATACTCGCTAGGATTCAGTTTTCTTCCACCTATTACTAGGTTTGCTACTTGAGTTTTTGTTGCAACTGCCATTTCTTGTATTGCGCTTCTTTATCCTTATTTAAGTCCTTCAAATATGCTAGGGTGTTTAGGTACTCGATCACCCTCAATTCGTAGCCTTCATTCACTGTTATGTTCTGGAAGTCTGCGACCTGCTTAGTGCTAAATACCCACCCCCACCTTGCCATAAACGGACTACCTTCTCCGCCATCTTTTGATTCTCCATTGAGAAGGTTATGGTACTGCTTATTAATTCGCTGAATAATTGACAAAAAAAAAGCATACAGCTATATACTTCTATGAATTTTGCCCCTAGCAAATTATCCGCTACCACATCATGAGGAACTACCCCATAGCCCTGATACTTATCTCCTTGCATTGGTAGAAAGAAACAGGCAGCAATCTTATTCAACTGCATGATCTCCCCACTAAAAGCTAGGATGTCAATGTACTGCCCTGCCGTGATCTCGTGTAGTTCAAAGCAGAATTTATACCTATTCTCACCTACCTGCAAATAGTCTACAGGTTTGGTCTCTGGAATGTTATCAAAGAAAGCCAACTTCTCAGCGTACTCGTGCATGAGATCTCTGTACTTGAAATCATCATAGTACTGTTCATCCTTTCCCTCCACGATTGCAAGCATCTTCTGCTGCTTCTCGATTATGTTCAGGTTAGCGTTTGCCTCGATATCGTACAGGCTAATGAACTGCCCGACAGTCAATTTATCCCACATAGTTTTAAATATATTTTTTTGGTTTGATGTATCTATCTGAAGGAGTACTTCCCTAGATGGCTATTCGAGATCTTATTCACCACCGAATACCTGAGAGCATCCAATGCGTGATTGAAATTATCCACGGGCTTATTGGTCATCTGCCCATTCTTATCTTCGATATACTTGTAGTTCCTTAGTTCCTTGATCAGGTTGTAGCTTCCTTCCGTTGCATAAAGGTTGTATCTGCGTATGATGTCTATACCTAGATTGATAGCACCCTTCACCACGGGCTTCACATTCCATCCCATCCGGTAAATCTCTTCAATGCTTTTAGGTTCGGCTGAATCGGCAAATATTTCATTCTGCTTTTCAAGTCCTAGGCTCTGCATCTCTTTGGCTATGTCTTGGTTGGTCATCCCGGTACGATAGATCAATTCATCGACATACATAGCATCATCTAGGATGTAAGTCCGAACCAATGCCGTAGGATCATTTGAGAATCCAAAGTCAAGACCATAGGCTACTAGCTTAGCTTCCTTGGGGATTTGCTTGCAAGTGCTAAAGGTATATACTAGGGATCTGCTTTGACCCCTTTCTCCTAGCCCGTAGACCCTCCAATAGTTTTCATCTATCTCTTTGAGCCTTTCAATTTCTGCTTTGATTTCTGCCCCTAAAAATGGGTTATCCTTGTAGGTGGTTTGATAGAACTCGACATCCTTTCTAGGAAGCACCTGATCATAGATCCAATGAAATTCTTCCGAAGGGTTGAAGTCAATGATCACCTTTTCATTAGTACGGAAAAGAAGCTGCTGCCAATCTTCAAAGGTCAGTTCGTTTGCCTCATTTGCGAAAAGCAGATCTCTCTTTCTACCCCTGATCTTTTGAGGCATATCAAGGGAGATGAATTCAATGGTGTTGCCGTTTAGCTTGTATTCAGATGCAGTCTTTGAGTGATCATCTTCTGAGTAGATTTCGTGATCCTTGAGGATGGTTAAAAAGTCACGCATGACAGTACCCCTCAAAGCAGGGTAAGTCTTTCGGCAGATCGTGATAATCTTCCCGGTGTTCTTTTCGCAGTATGAAAAAATAATCCAGAGAAGGATATTGTAGGTCTTCCCTGATCTAGTGCCACCTTGCTGAACTACTATCTTGCTTTTGCTAGTCTCAAGGTGACGGAATACCTTATTTGTTTTGATGCTAGATACTGTCATCCACTATCTTAACTTCAAATATTTTTTGACCCTTTGAAGTGATATCTGTTTTTTGCTCAATCTTACCATGAGCCGAATCCATAAGTTCTTTATACGCTTGGACATCGCCTTCCCTAGCCTTTTTGATTAGGGCTAAGGTCATCATGTCCTGCTGTTCTAATTCTTCAGTTTGACCCGTTATAGGGTTTTTCTCTTTCATCTTTACTTCGAGCCATTCCCGTACTAGGGTAGAACGATTTCTAGCCCCTTTCGGTCTTCCGTTGGGGTTACCACTTTCACCGGGTTGAAACTTGTATTGCTCTATATTTTCGGGGTTTGGCATCGCTGTATTTTCGGTGTTTAATCTAGTTTTTCGTTTCCTTGTTCTAGGACTTCAGGTTCTTCTACTTCCTTTTCTACTAATTTGTTTGCTATCCCTGCATCATCTAGCAACTTCTTAAATAAGTATGCAAGTTGAAAGATTCCTTCTTCTTCATCTAGGGTGATACTTACTACCTTCTTAGGGCTGTTGAAATTCAATTGGAAATTTGACATGGTTTGTGGTTTTTAAAATGGTAGATCGTATTCTTCGGCTTGGTAAGGAGCAGGTGCAGTAGGCATTTTGTTAACCTTTGGGTTACTATTTTCCTCCTTTTTGTAATCGTTTAGGGTAATAGCCACATCCTTGCCGTACTCATTAGGCTGATCATAGATATTGATATTCAGGTTGACATACTTCTTCCCGTTGTAGGTGTAAGAGTGCGCCTCAGCATCGGATAAGCAGATCGCAGCCGTGAGCCATGACCCGCTTCTTTTCTTTCCGTTGCCTAGTCTAATTTTTGGTTTGTTGTCCATGTGTTTATTTGGTTGGTTTTCTTCTTCTCTTGATAGGCTTGTTTTCAATTACCGGTGCTTCTGTAGTGAATGCTACCTCTACCTCCTGCAAAGCCTGTGCTGCTTCCTCTTCCTGCTGCTTTCTATACCATGTAGTATTCTGATCATTGGTGTACCACCCATATAGGTAGTTCACTAGTTCTGCTCTACATTGACTGCACCAATGTGAAAAATTATGCTTTGGATTGACATAGGTCATGTATAATTGAATCAATTCATTGTATACTTCCTTGGAATAGTTGCGGATGAATGCGTGCTTCTTGTAGCACTCATATAGATGAAAGTGCTTCTTAAATACTTCGTGATCTTCAGGTGTCATAGTTCAAATTTATTAGTGAAATGATCCTCCACATATAGGTACATGAAGGGTACTGCGCTGCTTATAAATATTGCAGAAAGCAAATCCGTTTTTAAGATTAGAAAAAAGAGACTAATCCAAAAGGATATACAGAAGGAACAAGAAAAAGGTTTGACCAAATTCTTTCCCGTGACTTTCTTAAAAAATTTAGGAAAGTTTAAGATGTAGAAGTAGATTAAGGTTATTCCGATTGATCCTAATATACTAGCTGCTGCTTGATACATTTTCTGATGTTTTTAATTGTGATGAAAATTGAAGTATGCGGAATGCCTGTCTGCTTTGATACCTTCCTCACAGATCCTAGTTCCACATACATCTTGAGAATCTCTTGATCGTACCAATACAGGGATTCAATGATCTTTGAAATTGAGTCTGCTACTGCTTGGCTATTATCTATTTCTTCTTCTTCTTTGATGAACTTGACTATATCCTCCACGGGAACAAGGGTTGCATACATCCTTCCGAACTTCCCGTATTTGCTATTGGTTTGATTGCAGCATATCCGAACTATCCAAAACTTAAATACCTGCTTTCCTTTGGCTTCTAGTTCCTTGAGTTTGGCTTGATCGTAGTCTAGGACTATCACCGCTACTTCTTGCCGTAGATCTTCCCATAGGTCTTTACCTATGTTCTGGAATACATATTTAAACTCTTGATCATATAGCCATTCAATCACTTTCATTTAAGGCTTATTACTTCCCCGGTAGGCTGCCCTGAATAATCGCATAGCCATCCGTTCCATTCAAAGCGTACTTCCTTCTCTCTGCCGTTATATGAAGATGCTAGGAGTCTTATCTGCCTCTGTACTATCTCAATACTTTGAAAGCTGCCTCTCCCTTTATTCATCCACTTAGACCATTCCCCATTTGAAAGCCTGTACCGGATCTCAAGGGAATAATCTAGTTTCGATTTGGGAAGCATTCTAGGCATTCTATTTCTTTTCTCTGATCACTACTTCAAGACCTACTGCCTCACATATCATTCTAAGATTGAATAGGCTGATTGACTCCCATCCATTTTCTACTTGGTTGATAGGTGCATGGCTTATACCTAGCTTCTTGCAAAGTTCTAGCTGTGTAAATCCGCTTTTCTTCCTTGCTTGTCTTATTAATCTTCCTTCTTCTAAACTCATTTGGCTTGTTATTTTTTACGAATATAGGATAAAAATTAATATCCAATTTTAAAGGGTGAATTTTGTCTAAAATAGAGTAAGTTGCTTTTTATGTTGCTCAAATCTTTTATTTCCTTGGTCAAAATAATCCTTATCTAGTTCAATAACATCCAATTTAAAACCAAGATTAAAACAAGCAATTCTACTGGATTGGCTGCCTCCATGAGTGTCAAGTATTTTATCTCCTTCTTTTGCGTAATTTATTAACAGCCATTCGTAAAGGCTTACAGGCTTTTGCGTTGGGTGAATCCTTTCAGGTTGATTTGGATTTTTTTTAAATATTCTTGTTCCGCCTTTATAAACCCAAGCATATTCTGCCTCTGCAAAATCTCTTCCGTACATTGTCTCACCTTTATCCCAAATTGCAAAATATTGAGATGGTGGTAATCCAAAATAATTACCCCCCCAAATAATTTGATTTTTTGATATTCTAAAAAGTTCTTTAAAATATCCTAAATCTGGAATTGAACTATCCCATTTTTTATTATCCTTATTAAAAACAGAATTTCCCATATTCATATTATTCCTATCAATCCCATAAGGAGGATCTACTATTGCCAAATCATAAAACTTATCTGGAACGCTTGCCATAAATTCTAGGCAGTCAATATTAAAAGATTTTGTTTTATCCTGTTTCATATTTAAAAAGGTAACATTTTATAGATCCCCATGTGAATAAATTCTTCTCCCTTCTTCACTATGCACTTCCTCACATTCAATTCATAGACCATCTTATCATCAAAGCCGTACTTCTTCTGCGCTATGTCCATTAATAGCTTGACCGGGTTATCTAGATCACTTGCTTTGTTGCTAAATCCAAAGAAGAATTCTACCCTTAGCATCTGATCTTTTTCAATCTTAGCCCTAGGCATATTCAAAAGCATTCCCTTTTCATATTCCTTGTAGGCAGGAGTTTTAAATCGTTTGCCTTGCCATGCAAGATTTACCGAAAGAGGCTTCTCATTTATCTTGAATTGAATCATTTGCAGATCTTATAGAGTAAGTCCATCCCGATAGTGTACAGGGCTACTATGACCATAAACAAAAGCCCGAATTGAAATTCAAAATGGAATAGGGCAAATATTGAAAGCAAGGTAGATTGGATGCTAAATAGATCCTGCTTGCTAGGGATGAATTGAGTAAGTATCTTTTTCATTTAGGAGATAGTTATTTTGACAGTATTAAATTTGGTTTCCGATTTCATAGCATCACTTACTTCAATCAAAATGTCTGAGTTCAAAGCTATATTTTTGCGCTGTAAAAACATTTGAATCTGCCTAGCTAATTGTTTCCCATTCTTGTCTTTTCTGTTGGATAATAAATAAGTGCTTTTCATATCATTTTTTGTGTTTAGAACTTATGATCATAGGTGTTGTAGCTTTCCAATTTATTGAGTGGTGAAGTCTCTTATGGTTTGCGTTCATCATTGAAACTGATACCCCGCTAGGATGCATTAAAACCGTAGTAAAAGATTTTACATAAGTCCCCTGAAGTCTATATATATCACTCATTCCATTCTTTTGACTTTGACTATCTTTTTGATTAATACAGAATACAGGTATAGTGAGGAACAGATCACCTCTAGAAGCTAGGGTAGTGTAGGTATTTACATCTTCATTGATTGATCCTAGAAAATTAAACTTTCTATCTGTAGAACAAAAGAATGAATTCATGCACTTTCTTTTTGAAAATCTATATGCCCCTTTACCATTATCTATTCCACCTATGAAATCTCCTGTCTGAGCAAAGCAGATAGATCTTGCTTCTGTTGACTTATAGAATTGAAACATAGTATTAAACAGCCTATTTAAATCCTTACAAAGAACCTGCCCTTTTGATTCAGGGAACTTGTATACAAATTCATAGTAGTCATCATCTAATTGAATGAAATACTTGTAACCTAATTCTTCAGCCAATTCAAAGCAGTAGTTCCTAGCATGAACTATCACTTTCCTATTATCAAAGTTATTGGCTTCATCTATTTTATCTGCCATTGATTTCTTATCAAAGATCATGACTCTATCAATTCCAAAATTCTCAATGTATTTTGAAGCAGATTCATCTTCATTATCAATCACAAAATAGATAGATCCTGTGTATCCGCACTTAATCAGGGTTTTATAGGTCAATACATTATCCGGTCTACCATGAGTCAGTATAAAAACTGCATATTCACTATTCTCCATATTCTTCAAGATATTGATTTTTAATATCTTCACAGATCTTCACATATCCGTATTCAATAGCCTTTTCAAAATCAATGATCACTAGACCTGATCTTTCCATGAGATGCTGCATTTCTTTAGAAGAATTTGCATAGTAATCTGCTATCTTTTCATAGTTAAAAATAGTGTGCCTTCTTGCTGCATCTACCAAGAACATTTTTTCCTCTGTAGGTAGGCTGCTTTGATCTATTTCTCTGATCAATCTCTTTGTTTTTTGATTGTCATATAGTTCTAGGATATGAGGCTTTGAATTTTTTGGCTCATAGATTGGTGCATCTATTTTTGTGGTATATTTTTTATCTTCTTGATCCTCTAGGATTCCAAACATATTAAACTGCTTCATATTAGCTGATCTAGGTTTCTGTTTTCCTTGATTGATTCTAGAATGAATAGCTTCCAGATCTTATTTTTTGACTTTGCCCCTACGGTGACTTCATCTATGTACCTCGTAGTAAGCCTTAGTTCCCTGCGGACATCATTCTCAATGTCCTCTACCTGATACATCCAAGGCTTCAGGATTCCTTTCTCTTGGAACTTATTAAACCAATTAGCACCCCACTCAGCTAGATCCTTGCAGAAGCCGTGATCTTTGGCATATTGGTAATTATCACGGAATATCTGCTTTCCTACTTCAATCCAATATTCTATTTCTTCATTTGTAGGTTCTTGATCTTTGTTATTCATTGCCTGTACTTCCTGTACTATTTGGCTTTGGTGGTGCGCATAGTATTGATTGATCCATCCGCTTACATTCTTTTCATTGACATGGTAGAAGTCCCCGTACTGCCCACGCATCCCGGCATGAAGGATGTAATCCACCCGGCTTTCATTCATCCATCCGTAGCTAGTAAATAGCTTGTTTAGGCAGTCAAGAAGTTCCTTCGCATCTTCTTGGCTGTACTCCTTAAATTGCTTCAGTCCACAAACGAATTCCATCTTTTGCAAGTGCTTTAAAATAATTCCTTTCATTGGTTTGCTTGTTTTTTGAGTTCTTCTTCTCTTAGTAGTTCTTGGTACATATCCGCAAATATGTTTTTGCTTTTAGGCTTTTCTTCTTTTGCCCGGTAGGTGTTACCCCTTGGCTGCTTAAATCTGCTTGCGTTATTTTTTACAAACAATATAAAACTATTTTTTAAATGCTTTTAGCTTTCGAAGGTTCGATCATCATGAGTTAAGTCCCATTCTTGATATAGCTTCTGAACTTGGTCATCATTTAGATCGTAGATGTGAGCCATATCTTCAAATAGATTTTTCCCTCCTAGCCTCCTAGTAGTAAAAATAGAAATATAAGATATTACATTATCATTTACATTACCATTTACATTTACATTACCATTTACATTTACAGCTAGGTTTGCTACATCATTTGTAGCATCGCTAGGTTTTGCTAGATCATTCCTAGCATTGCTAGCTTTTGCTAGACCGCCTTTCTTTCCTGCCTCTGCCCTTTGCTCTTTCTTTTCATCCCATATTCTAAGATCTCTTTTTAGCTGAGTCTTAATTGGAAGGAAAGCCACCTTGATAAGTTTATCCTCTGTTATAGGATCTTCATCATTGACATAGGAGAAAATGTGCTTAATCAACTTCCCTGCATCTTCATCTGAAAGTTCATCAAAAACTTCCCTTTGATCCGTGTACAAAACAAATGATTTTTTACCCTGCATTTTAGAAAATAAAAAAGCCCAACAGGTAGGAGTCTGTCGGGCTAGGTTTAGTAAACCTTTATGAAATCATTTTTGGCTCCTACCTCAAAAATGATTTGATATTCAAATATAAAACTTTTTTGCATTATCCAACAAGATTCCTCCTTTTTAGTTGGTTATAAATGCACATATAGCTTACCCCAAATTCTATGGCAATCACCTTTGTAGGTATTCGATCCTGCCATCTTTCAAAGATAAGTTCCTTCTCGTATTCGGTTAGATTTCGCCTTCTCATTTGTTCAAGTAGTATTTAGCTATGCGTTTATCATTTACATTCACCATGTCGGTGATGATGTCAAGACCTTCTTCTCGTAGGTTGGCTATCCTTGCGGATAACCTGAAGCAGCCGAACATATTCAAGGCATCTAGCTGAGTGATCGAGTAGCCATTCAATAGCCATCCTTTGATCAAGGCAGTTTGGGAGTCTGTGGATTTCATAGGCTTGAAATAAATTTCTTGCACTCATTTAGATTGATGTTGAATTCTTCTTCCGTGATCTCCTTGTAGTTTTCAGGCTTAACCAAGTACTGAACATAGCGGATATTCTCTACCCGAATGCTAGGGAATAACTCAAGGGTAAAAATAGTATCCTTTCTATTTG